GTTGATTTGTCGGGAAAAGGTTGGGGGTAGTCAAAGAATCCCCCTACTCACACTAAGAAGGAGAAAGTAATGACTGTACTAAAAAAGGACTACGAAGCTGTTTTTAAAGAAGGCTTCAAGCTTGGTAATAGATTAGCTAGAGCCAAAATAAATATCATGCGTGCTAGTGATGCTAAACGATTAGGTGATGATGTTATGTCTTCTCATTACGAGGAGTATGCTAAAACCTGGTCGGAAATGGCTAGAAATTGCGGCAGGAAGTTTACGCCGCCCACGGCCCACTCACCACATCAACCATCAATTGATCTTGGCGATGTTGAGTTATTAGATCACAAGTACAACGAAGAACCAGAAAAGGATGAAGATGGATATCAAGAAGTTCAAGTCGGTGGCAGTGGCCGTTGAAACGTATAAATTATTAAAGAAACTTGCCGAGCAAGATGATCGTTCGGCAGGAATGGAAATAACACATTTAGTAAAAGAAGAAGCAAAAAGAAGAAAGATAAAATGACATTACTACCAAAGTTCAAGTATCGTGCGAAGTATGGTCGTCAATATAGTCATCATGTTTGCGAGGATTGTAAAAGAAAATACATCCTCGACAACATGTTACAGAATCACTCAACATTAGAATGGAGGTGTATAAGATGCCACAACGCAAAAGAAAAAAAGCATTAATTCAACGTCTTACAGATGAGTTTTTTCGTTTACGATCAAAAGTTAAACGTGATCCACGGACCAAGGAACATTTATTGGTTACACATAGGTATCACAGAGTAGAAAATATAATTAGAAAAAGATATGGTGATCTATACGTTATGACTGTTCTTAACGTTGGTTCCATCATAGTTGATGAGAAAGGAGAAGAACATGATATGTTTCAATTGCAAAGGGAATGGATATCTAAGGCTAAGTTGGGAAGGAAATGAAGCGATCGAACAATGCAAAGTTTGTAACTCGCAGGGCGAAGTTAAGGATGATGAACACTATCATCAAACATGGTCAGACGGCGTTTCAGAAGAAACAACATCATTCTATTATGGACCGCCACTTGACCCAGAAGGGTTTAAAAACTACAAAATTTATCCGATCGAGCCCAATATCGACAGTTCGTAAAGGAGAAGAGCCACCTTTTTAGTTGCGTAAATAAAGAATTTATACTATCTTTCGGGGCGAGAAATATTTTTTCATTTTTCACTCCCGAGAAGTGCCCTGTTAAGGTTTTCACCGTACGGGGCACATAAAAGGAAAGGATAGTATGAGCAGTCACGAAGAAATATTAAAGCAGAGAGATTTGTTAGACACGATCCTCGCATCACGGACCAGCCAATATGAACGCATTAAACATGTGCAGATAATGGATTCCATTTATTTTAAGAAAAATTTGCCCGAGAATGTGGTGCTTTTTCCATTACAAAGGATAAAACGCTATGTACACAACACTACCAAGCAGCCCAATAAGAACAGTAAAAAAGTGTAATAAATGCCCGAACTTCCATGTGGAGTTCTTCAACCCTAAATTTAACAGAACCTATACGCCAAACGAATGGGAACAAATAGTTACTGAGGGTAGAGAGGCATTGGATAAAGCGCTACGATTAGTGCGTGATGATCCTAAATTCTTTTCATAAATATACGTTTATATAGATGTTACGTATGAGTTACACCCTATGTGGTCTATTTCACATTGAGGTATCCTAGGTAACCAAGTAACTTCCCTTGTATTTCCTAGCTTTTTAGGTTACTTCTAGGGTACTTCTACACTATCTACAAGTACCCTTTTGTTAAAATAACTCGCAAATCCTAGCTTTTTGTAAAATTTTTCGCTATATTAAAATAAACATCTATAAAAAAGGTGCATTATGGAAGAAAATAAAGATATTGTAATACCACAGGCTTTCTCTGACGACCTGTTCAATCCAAAAATAACAGGCAAACAAAGAAAATTCATTCTTTTACTTGTGCATTCTGAAGGTTTGAAAACAGGTAGACAATGTGCAATCGAAGCGGGATACGCAGCTGGTTCTGCTGTTGTGAGAGCTGCAGAGTTGCAAAACCCAGAGAAGTTCCCATTAGTTGCAGGTGCGATTGAAGCTGAGAGAAGAGCTATCGCTGACAGGTACAAGTGCAGTCAGGAGCGTTCGTTGTCTACATTGGCAAGAATTAGAGATGCTGCTTCATCTGCTGGTAATTATAATGCTGCCGTAGCTGCAGAAACCAGGCGTGGGCAGATAGCAGGTTTGTATGTCGACAAGAAAGAGATACTGACTGGAACTATTGATTCAATGTCAAGAGATGAGGTTGAGCAAAAGATACTAGACCTGAAGAAGCAGTACAGTATTGAAACTACGTTTGAAGAATTAAAAGAAATAGAAAATAAATCTTGACTATCTAATTAGTTGGGATTATATAATACAAAAAGGAGAAAGTTATGCATGTAGATAAATACGTTGTACAAAACTTTGGTACAAGATGGACTAAGGGTAAAAGTAAAAAAGGTCAGTTGTTAGCTGTTCTTAATGGTGAAGATATAAGTTTTAAAAATTTGTTGCCTTTACTAGAGCAATGGAATGAATCAGTTAATGGCGAATGGTCTGATAGAAGGATTGAATTAATATTAAATGTTCGAGAGGAGGATAGATGACAAGTTATAGAGAGGGTAAAATGAGCCCTATAAAAATGTTAGAAACTATTGCTGGTATTTGTAAGACCAATGGTAAAATGGATTGGGATCACACGGGTCGCACACCAGCAGAAGAATTTAGTTTTATTGCCAACATGATTGACGTTTATGTTGCAGAGCATGATAAGGGTAGTGAAGGATCAAATCAAGATGGGTAAGAATTATGATTATACTTACATCTTTGATGGTGTGTATGCTCCCGTTACGGAGTACACACCACTTCCTATGACAGAGCAGTTGTTTTGGAATCGTGTCGGTTGGTTGCAACAAGCCATGATCAGAGCAGATAATTTCGAGTTTCGTCTTTTGTGGTTTAACAAGTTACAGGAGTTGATGAAATTACAGCCATGAGAAAACAGGCAGTACCAATAGAAAAACTACCTGGTGAGCCAGTTATTAAATGTGGATGGAGTTGGACAGGATTCTTTTTTACCTTGTTTGCTTTTACTGGATTGAAGTCTTTGTATCTGATTTTGTTTTTGTTGTTTGTATTCAAGTGGCTTGTTAATTGAAACCAGAGTCAAAATTTTGGAAAGAAGTAAAAGAGAACTTACCAGATATACATTGGACTAGGTTTGAAAACAGGGTAGCACAAGGTGTACCAGATTGTTATGGAATCTCTGACGGGATATCGATTT